TATTTGACATTCAATAAAGGAGGAAGCAAAAAATGTCATTAGAGTTCGAGCCTCTCCTCCCGTGCAAGGTCAAATAGCTGTAAGTTAATAACTTACGGCTATTTTCCGTTTATAGGTCGGACAAGTACCGGACACTTTATTTAATATGAATGTTTAATTGTACTACGTTTCTGTTTACAAAAACGTAGAAAAAAATGTGTTCAACTAAAAGACGGGGTGCCTCATTAAATAGTATAATACCCTACACTTTGCCCAAACTTCACACCGGGAAAAATTGGTATATTGATTTCAAAGCTTATGATCCTTTGGAACAAAAAATGAAACGAAAAAAATATATGCTGGATAGCATAGATAAAATTAGTGTCCGGAAAAAGAGGGCTACGGAATTAATTGCAAATATAAGTCGGCAACTCTTATCCGGTTGGAATCCATGGGCAGATACTTCAAATTCCCGCCAATATACATTGTTCGATGATGTTGTGGAATTATACAATAAATATCTAATTAAATTCCATAAGTCCAAAGTGTTTAAAGAAAGTACCTTTGCAGACTATAAAAAAAGAATTAGGGTGTTATCAGAATACAACAAAAAGCGTTTCAATCCTATAATATATATTTATCAGTTTGATAAGACTTATGCAAGTGATTTCTTGGATTATATTCTTATTGATCGTGATTCATCAGCTCGCACAAGGAATAATTATCGAACCTGGTTATCATCTTTTGGCAGCTGGTTATTAGAAAAACAGTATATAGACAAAAACCCCGTAGAGAATATCAAATCATTGTCGGAAGACAAAAAGAAACGGGACGCATTGTCCGCCAATGATCTACAGAAGCTTAGAACATATTTAGAAAAAAATAATCCGTACTTTCTCCTACTTTGCCAGTTTGCATATTATACCCTTATTCGTCCAGATGAGCTGTCAAATATTCAATTATCCGATATCTATATTAAGGATCAAAAAGTATTTATCCCTTCAAGTATATCTAAAAACCGCAAAGACGGTATGGTAGGATTAAACGATATCTTAATAAAATCTATGCTCGAACTTAAAATATTCAATTATAGCAATGATTGTTACTTATTCGGGAAAGATTTCAAACCCTCAAAAGAGAAATCGACACCACGCACTTACAGGACTTATTTCAATAAAGTACGTACGTTACTTAAATTCCCTGACTCCTACCAGTTTTATTCCCTAAAAGATACCGGTATTCGCGATTTGGCAAATTCAGCCGGGATTGTTATTGCACGCGATCAAGCAAGACATTCGGATATTTCTACCACAAATAAATATCTAAAAGGAGAAGCGTTGCCAGTACATGAAGAGACAAAACATTTTGAAGGACTTTTTTAAATCAGGGGAAACGTGTTTCCCGCTTCCCCCTTTCGCTTTTCTACTCCAACGTATAAACACTCCAGTCTATCGCCTTTTTAAGTTCCCAGCCTTCCTTTTGTGTCTCCTGTATATGTTTCACGGCACCGGTGTAAAACTCTTGTAGTTGCTGCATACTTGCAAACTCGTAAAACGTCGGGTTGTCTTCTTCCCCGAGCTTGAAAGTAACAGGAAGGTTTTCCCCGCCTGTCTGCAAGGCAAGATCGTACGCCGTCTTATAATTCATCTGGTTCTCCATGGAAAGCCAGACTTTCAGGCCGTTCCATACGTACCCGCTTTCGATCGTGTCAGTTATCTTTCGGTTATACCATTCATTAATAACCGCCTTGATTTCTGCCAGTGCGGGTAGATGATCGAACGTCTCTTCCATGTAACTGCGTTGCACTCCTTCTGCTGTCTCTGTTTCCTGGTAATCCCACGTAATACGCCAGATTCCCCGGCGGCGGTTGGTGCATCTTACCGGTTCCGCCTTGCTGTCTGCATAAATTCGTATCATTTCAAGTAAAATGTATAATTATCAATCCTTTTTCACTTACTTCACCTTCGCAATGTGCTTCAAAAGGCAGTTCTCCGTCTCTTGCCGCTGATTCACAAATGAAAAGGGTTTCCTCCAGGCTGGTAAAATACTTTCTCTCCTTGCCGTCGAGTTCCAGCTTTATAACAGTCCGGTTTCCGTTTTTCGTCGGAACATCCTTTTCATAATCAAGTACGATCACATCCTTGTTCATCAGTTCGGGCGACTTGATCCTTGCCCCGGTAAATCGTTTCCGTCCGTCTTTAGGCTTGTACTTGTAGCCCAAATCTTTTAATTTTTTCATTTTCTTTCCTGTTAGTTTATAAAATAAGTTCTTGCAATCAGCATGTTTTGTAAGCCCGTAAAATGAAGCGGTTAACTCCTGCCTACGTTTCTTGCTTTTAACCTTGTGCATCTTGCGGGCGAACTTTTGTTTGTTACGCTTCCTTAACCGCACATGATCCGGGCGGGTTACATATCCCAGAAAGTCGATACCTTCGGTAATCGGGAAAACGGTATCATTACTTTTAATCTCCAGGCGGGCTTTACGGGCCTGTTCATGAATGATATCCCTAACCTTCCAAAGGTATTTCTTGCTACCAGAAAGCACCAGACCGTCGTCACAATACCGGTAATAGTGTGCTACTGCCTCCTGATCCTTTAACCGGTGATCCAGATAAATAGACAGAAGCAAATTACAAAGCCCCTGCGATGATCTTAGTCCGATACTCACGCCTTTAGGCATCATGCGGATGCACTCTTCCAGGATTCCGATCAATATTTTATCCTTGAACATCTTTTTCACTGCATCCAGCAAAACGTCCTGGTCTACGCTCTCATAGAATTTCGTTATATCGAACTGGTACCCGAACAGGGTTCCTTCGGGATCAGCTTTTATATCTTTAACGATATACTGTAAAAGGTCATGCGTACCCCTGTTTTTAATGGATGCGGAAGTAGTCCGGATAAAACGTACTTTCAAATGCCGGTCCACCACATTCATAACAGCGTTAAGAACGATCCTGTCTTCCAGGGAAACCGATTGTACGATCCTTACCTTCGGCCCGTCGTCTACGGTCATTTCCCGATATCCTCCGAGCTTGAACCGCCCACTCCTGATCCGCTGCCTGATCCTCTCTACCGCCTTCGGAACATCCGCCAGTATTCTACGCCCGGCAAAGCTGCGCTTTCGTCTTCTTTTGCGCAATACCGTTTTTATGGCGTCCTCTATATTGGAGTCCTCGACAATCTCTTCTATAATATTATCTTCTCTCCACATGATAATTAAATTAGCCTTCAATTCCCCGGGCCGGGCTTCTTCGAAAAAAGTTCCTACCAAACCCCATTGCCCTGCGCTTTGTTTTTCCCCTTTCCAGCCGTAAACGGCTGCTGTTGGCGAGGCTCATTCCTCTTGGCTCCACGTCGGGGACACGTCCCCACTGTTGTACGCCAATCTTTAAGGCTTATGCGCTTTTTCTTTATTCTAATTGTTTGCAAGCCGAACGCCGATGTTCGCATTCGTGTTCGATGAATCGTTATTCGCGTTCGCATACGAAACACCGCCTAACGCGTTCGCGTTGTTGTTCGACCGATACACCACACGAGTGTATATGAGGAAATCCGCCTTTGTACTTTCAGGAAGCACCGGCACCCGTCTTACTTCCGGACGCCCGCGCTACCCGCACAACGTTTTACGTTGCTATTTTTTTATTTTAATCAGCCTGATTTATGGCTTTAAAGGCCGCGACGCTACCCGCCCAGCGTATTATGCCCCTGAAGGCAAGCCGAACGCCGATGTACGCACCCGTGCTCGATGAATCGTAAGACGCGCTCGCATACGAAACACCGCCCAACGCGAGCGCGCTGTAGTACGACCGATACACCACACGAGAAAGCCCGGTACCTACATAGAACCTGTCGAACCAATGTGAAGAAGTGGAACCGCCTTCTTTGGCTGCAATCAAATCCATATACCGGCCCCAAACCATGTGGGTAGGATAAATATCCGCATTATAAACAGTAATTCCCTGTACAACGCGTTCCGTTCCGTCCGGCATGGTAATAAACCACCTTCCGTCCGCTGCTGTCTTGTTTACCGTGACATACTGCAACCATTCCGCCTTGTTTCCCTGGAAATTTTCATATCCCAGTACATTGACGGACTGATAATTTACACCGTCCCGGTAAGCACCTTCCGCCTGTGGATTGGAACCGCCCTTTTCTTTATAATAAGAAACCGTATCACGTATTCCCAACGCATTTGTAAGGCCCGTCACTTTCTGGTAATTGTTTGTTCCATATCCGCAAACTCCCTGCGAATCGGTATTACCGTATTTAAAGAAATGCAGATTACCCACGTCCTTGTGCATTTCCCAGTCAAACAGCTGGAAACCTTTGCCCCGGTTCTGGGCGTATTTGATTGCCTGGGCTTGTGAAATGGTTCCTACACTTGAAACACCACTGACAGAACGCAACACATCATCAATCAAGTAGGCTTCATAAGCACCGCCCAGGCATTCCGTATGCTCTACCCAGTCCGGCTCGATCGCTTCTACACTTTCCGACGTTGTGAGTAAAACGAAATCGAATGTCGCCGAATTAAGGAAGGTAAAGGCCAGTTTCGTTGCCCCTACAGGAACGGCACAAAACAAGTACATACCATTGATAAAACCGTTCGCGTTTGAAACGCTGACCCGACTTACTATTTTGCCCGTATCATCTATAAATACAGCCCCGTAAAGAGTGGAAGCCAGACCGGGAAAACGAACCTGCTTGTAATCCCGAACATCCACCAGGGCGAACGATCCGGATTCGTATTCGTTCTTTGCCTCTTCAATGGTCGTGTAATCCGTATTCTTACGAATCCCGATCCCTTCCGTTACGTCCAGCTCTTCACGGGTAAATTTTACACTGGTGTACCCTGCCGCTGCCGGCGCATCCTCATTACTTGAAATAAAACCGTAAAGACATTGATTCAGCACGTCCGTTACTCCCTTGTACCAGTAATGAGGTTCATATACGTAAACTTCGCCTTCCGATCCGGTTAATACTGCATCCGTGGCGTTCTCCACATTCTCACTATCGGCGTATTTGTTCCGGTTCTCATCATGAAGCGGATAACAGGTCATTTCACCCTCCGCCGTCTTTTTGGCCAGAACGCAAGGCCTTTTCGCCAACACTTCCAGGATATGGGAAGACGGGGTAAATTCCGTATTATAGTCATATCCGGTTGAGTTATCCAGATTCGTAATCTTTTCCCCGTCTCCTACCGTCTGATCTATTTTTATACCGACAAACTGCGGCTGAATGATATTCAGTTCCGGGAAATGTGCACAGGTGGCGGCGTACTCTTCATCCGACATGGACTGGGTGAGCCGGTACGTACCTACCAGGCGGCACGTCTGCACGTTTCCCCCGTCTTCATCAATGCCGCCCATTGTCATAAGCCTGCGAAGCAAATTACCGTTCCCGTCTATATCTATACCGGTAATTCGTAGATAGCTGGTCGCGCTGCATTGCTGTAACAACGTGTTCCAGTCGATCAGGCTACAGTTATCAATCACAAGGCGCGTGATATTTGCCGTGCCTTCCAGCTGCAGCCCAGCATTGGTTAGTTTGTTCAGGTACCGGAGTTCCAGCGTCTGCAAAGTTGCGGGAAGGACGCAAACGGCCAGAGGCGCACCGCCGGCGAATGTCACACCGGTAAGGGATGTATCACCGGCCAGGAAGGTCTCAAGTTTAGCATTGCTTGAAAGGTCCATACCGGTAAAGGAAGAGGATTTAAGCCCGGATATGTCGAGTTTTCGAAGATTACGGCAATTACCCACCAGAAGGGCGTTAAGTGTCGTTTGTCCGGCCTCACAACTAATATTCAGATCACGCAAGGCCGTACAGTTATTCAGGTTCAATGTGCCGACAATGGCGTGGCTTACATCCGTCAGATCAAGCCCGCGAATACGGCTTGCACCGTAGAAATATTGCGGATCGTTTACAATCAAATCCGTGTCCATTGTCAGTTCCACCACACTACCGGCCGTTTCTGCAAGTACCGCGCTTTGGTGCGGTGTTCCGGACGTGTACCCGTACCCGTAATAATACCGTTCGGAGGCTGTAATCCGAACTTTCCGGTTATCGTTTCCGAACTTATACCCGAAATAAGCCGCGAAGCTGTCACGACGATAAGTACCGGCCACGTACTGACTATCCAGAAGGGCGAAACGGTTCTGAATGGTATAAGTACGGTGCGCGTAACGGCTGCCCTGCAAGGCATACAGATAATTATAATAACTGGTTCCGCTGCTGGTTGTCACACCTTCGGTAAGCGGAAGGATATATTTATACTCCGAATCCTTGTTATAAATCCGCTCGCACCAGTTACCCATTTGCTCCTCGTTAAATACTTGCAGGACATATTCAAGGCTCATATTACTACGCAAGGTTTCCGCCACTTCACGTAATTTGTCCGGACAAGATCGTACCAGTTCCCATAAAACGGAATCATGGCCGGCAAAAGCATAACTACCGATACTATCGTCAAAACTTGCGTGGGTAATGGTATATTCGTATTTCAGTACCGAATCATTACGCACACCGAACAACGTGTCCATATCGTAAGGAAGGAAATACCAGATCAGGCCGTCCCAGGTCGCCAGCATCATATTTTTTGCCCGGTTATCCACGGCCATAAAGTAATCGGTAATCAGATACCATGCAAACGGGCTGTCATTACCGAAATACTGGTTATATTCCGCCAGGAACTTGGCGGGATTACCTTTACATGAATCTACCCAGTTCCAAAGTCTTATAACTGCCGCCTTGTCGTCCTCGTGTGCATCCGCCCAGGTAGTATCTGCTTTGAAACGAAATTCCAGCGCATCATCAAAAGAAGACATGTCGGTAGTCCCGAACAAACAAAGGGCCTCGGAGTTATTCAGGAACTCCAGACAAATACATTTGTTACGCTGCCCGTTCAGGGACGCTTCGTCGTTGAATCCTTCAATTCCTTCAAAACCGTAAATGATCGCACTTTCCGACTTCTCATTATTGAAATTGTATTTTCCCAGATAAGTATTCGTACCGGTGCCGTCGTTATCATAAAACAGGTCCATAGGGAAACCGTCTACACCTATACGTACGTCATATTCCCCCTTATATGCAGCCTGCGGCGGCGTCAACCACCCGCACTTCTTCCAAATGTCATTCACAATACGCACCGCACCGGTATTATGTGTACCGGAAGAATCGGAAAAGTCCGCTTTCAAACAGAATATACTGATCGGCCGTGCTCCCGGTTTGAAACTGTATTCAAGAGACGGCACATCCACGCCGTTAACTTCCAGCGTGGTACCGTATTTCTCCAAGCGCAAGAAATAAAGACGGTAATTCTTACGCGGATAAGTGGTGGATGATGTACCTTGTATTCTTAGACCGACATTCCTTGCTACAAAGTCATATTCCTTACCGTACGGGCTATAAAAATAGATATCGACCGGGACCTCGAATTTCTTGTTATTGGTGGCGTTGACAAGGTTCACATCGCCGACAATTCGCATAACCGCCTTTCCTTGGGCGCGTAGCTTGTCTATGTCTATATCCGTACCGTTGTCCCCCGTAACATCGTTCTTTTCAAATAACAGGACCATTTCGTCCGACGTAGTCCGGTCTACCATGTAATTGTTCAGTTCTTCATCATCCGTAAGCGCACGGTTATAAATACGGAAATTCCTGATCTCCACATCCGCCGTATCACTGAATAAACGGATGTTCACCGGTTCCGCCTGCAGTAGTCCTTCGGTAGCCCCATACTGTACAGCCCCGCAACGGATTCCGTTTACATAAAGTTCCAGCAACCGTTTGCCAGCCTTGGACCCGACAATAAAGGCTATTTTCAGGTTCATATCACTTGCAAACTTTGTACTTACTTCCGTACCGCCAGAAACACGCATAAGGGCCTGCTCCGTTGTCATTTGGAAACCGATATCGCCGGCCATACAGTCCAGTATTACCCCCTGCCGGTCCGTTACCGACGAACAAAGAATTTCCATTTCATAGGTAGCCCCGGTAGTGGTTGCATCTGTGGAGAACGGCTGGTACCCGATTTCAATCTTCGCGCCTCCTGTAAGTTTCAGGGCGTCACCCGTCCAGCCGTTGCTGTTCCAGTCGAAACCCGCAAACGTTGTATGTATGTCGCCATAATCCCAGGCTCCCGGATCGGATTCACTGTTACTCCGCCCGGCTGCCGAAAGTTTCAGTACAAGCCCGGCAGTAGTTTCTTGCAAGTCGATGCCGCTTTCCGTCACGTCGATATAAAACGGGTATTCCGTGGCTCCCGTCTTAAATTTCATATTGATTTCACCCTGTTCCGTAAAACGGTTGGTATATGTCTGCGTAGTACGGGCCACACTGACAGACTGCGTTTTCACCCCGTCCCGGTAAACGTCCACTTTGGCCGGCGTCGCGGCGGGATCATAAGCCACAAAGTTAAATTTCACCTGTTCGTACTGCCCCGCTTCCAGGCGCGGAACAAGATGATCCTCCGTAAAAATACGGCCGTCCGGAAAACTTATCATCGTGCCGATGAACGGTGCCGATCCTCCGGATTTCAGGATATCAATGTAGATACTTTCAGACTTTAACACGAGATCGGCGGAAGCCTCCATTTCGGCAACCATTTGAACGGTATTCCGGCCGGTCACAAGCGAAGAGGGGGACAAACTGAAACTGCCGTTTGTCGTTCCTGATCTTGTAATAGTGTGCGCGTTCTGTTGCTGACCGTTCAGATAAAGTGTGACGACCTTTGTTCCGGCACCGTTGACAGCATAAGGAATATTAATCGTGTCGGCCAGAGTATAACCGCCTGTGGCTATAGCCCCGGCCAGATTGTAAGAGCTGGTAAGGGAAAGACTAACAACCTTTACGGATGTAAACGCCTGCCGGGTTTGTTTCTTGCCGGTAGTCGGATCGGTTGTGGTTGCCACTACGTAAATATCGGTATTCCCAACAAGCAAGTAACTTGAAAGGTCCAGTTCGTAACTGCCTTTAGAAACATCGCTGACCGTCTGGGAATACATGGTAGTCGTTCCACGCCTGATCGTAACGGTGATATCTGCCTTTTGCCCGGTAGATTCCCCCTTTTCGTCCCCCGTGGTGTATTGGTGATCGTACGTATAAGTAAGACGGGCGTTTCCGCCTTCTTTTATGATCGCATTATCTACAGCCGCATTTAAGGCAATTTTAGTAGCCACCGTTTCGCCGGAACCTCCACCGGAACCGGCCGGGATATCCACGGCGGTAATTTCCGCGCCGCTTTTGTTCTGGAAAGACAGACGGACGGATGTTTCATCCTCGCTTACTTCCGCATTTACATTAAACAGCGTGGAAGCGTCCACCTCGTTAAAACGGGCGGTTACAACCTTGTTTTCTACCGGATTGGTGGAATCTAAGGACAAAGTTTCGTCCACTTCCAGGATATCCACGTTTACATTCACATTACCGGCCGCGTCCGGCGTCTGCTTCTCGCCGTTTACCGTTACACTCTTTACCGTTCCTTTGCCGCCGAACTCTTCCCAGCTCGCCTCCTGATCCCAGACAGCCGGATCGGTTCCGGTAAATTGCCACGTCTCCCATTTACCGAGCGATGTTTCAAAGGTGATAACACGCCCCCGGCCGCGTTGTTTTTCCGGTACCGCGGCAATGGCGGAAGCAAGAGTATAGAAACCTTCTGCAAGTGGTATGTTACCGGTTACGTTATAAGTATTCCCGCCGGCCGAACCGCCGCTGCCGAAATCCTCCCACTTTTCGACATTTTCAAAATCCGTGTCCGGATTACCTCTAAATTGTTTCGTCACCCAGCCGTCGGCAGTAAGAAAAGAAAGGATTACACCGTTTTTCCGTACATTGTTAATCTTTCCCGCCGTTTTCAATGTTGCAAATACCCCCGACAGATCACTATAAACGGTACCGGCGTTCAAAAGGTTGTTTACATTGGTAAAGGTGGAAGACAGACGCCCGTCCGTTTCCTGTAACCCCTGTTTCATTTTGTCACGGTCTATCTGCAATGTGCTTATGTCATCGGAACAACTGGTTATATCCTGGGACAAACTTTTCAGTTTTCCCCAAAGGGAACCGTCTTCACTCTCCGAACCGTCTTCACTGCCGATACGGGCGTTAATATCAGCCAGCAATGCGGCAAGCGAATCACTGTCTTTAAGCCCGTTCAGAAAATTAAGAATCTCGTTAAAGTTGTCGATTGCCTGCGAAGCGTTGTTACCGACAAGTCGGTCGATACGTAAAGAAACGGCGTCTATAGCCTTCTGTAATGCTGCATCGGCGGCAATGCGGGCGGTTTCCTCCGCCTCGACTTCCTTACCCTGGGAAACCAGTTTCAGGTGTTCGTTCAAGAAGCCAAGAACCGCCGCCACCATTTGGTTAGTAACGCTTTCCGCGTCCTCCGCGGTTTCAATGACTATAATAAGATCATCGATATACTCCTGTGTTGCCATATAGATACATTAATTAAATTGTTTACTAAACTCTTTGGAATGAACCCTCGGTTTCCGGTAGCCGCTTTCCGTAATTTCTCCCGTCCAGTTGGACTCTTTGTCGGCAAACATGAGTTTTAACGTCACGTTCTGCGGTGCGTCCGGACGGACACGGTAAGAAAACTCTTCCGCCGAAGGAATGACTTTTATTTCTTCCCGGCCGTAACCTGCCAGGTAAACATCATCAGAGGAAAGCAGATCAAGAAGAAAACGTATTTCCTGCGGGCGTTTGAATCCCGTCTTAATCGTTACAGCTTCCTGTATCTCCGTCCGTATGCGATCCGAATAATAATCATCGGTAATTTCATCGTAACGCCGGAAAACAGCGTCTTCGTCTTCATCCATGCTGGGAGTTACGCTTGCCTCGCCTTCCAGGGAAAACACTTCGTAAGTCCCGTAACTGTTCAGGAACCGGAGCCGGTAACGCTCGCGAACCGTCGGGCTTTGTTCGATCCCGATCCGGAGAGCAAACGTATCACCGCTATACACGTCAAAAAGGTTAGCCAGTACCCCGTAATCGGTAAAGAATTTAAGTCTTACGGCCTCCAGGTTCAAGGCGTAGAAATTCCCTGCCGTACCTGGTAC